ATAGAGAACCTGCAGAAGGCAGACAGATATTTTGCGCAGCTAATGACAAGAAACAAGCAAGCGTAGTATTCAACATGGTAACTAAACAACTTATGCATTTAGTATCAAAAGTACCAGAATTAAAGAAAGACGTTAAAAAAGTACGCGAGTTGCTTAATAACTTGCGTGATGACTCTTTCGTTATGCCGTTGTCACGTGATACAAGTGCAGTCGATGGTTTCGAACCGTTCCTAGCAGTTATTGATGAATATCATGCAGCTAAGACAGACGAAATGGTCGAATTAATCCAATCAGGTCAAGGTAACTTATATCAATCACTCATCTTTATTATCAGTACCGCAGGTTTTAACTTGAATTCGCCAATGTACACAAATGAATGGCCTTACGCTAAAGATATCTTAGCTGAAGTTTATGACGATCCAGAATACTTTGCGATTATCTACGAACAAGATTTGGAAGATGAATGGCAAGATAAAACAACATGGGCCAAGTCCAATCCATTAATAAATGAGTCAGATGACTTGAAAGAGCAAATTGAAGAGTATTTAGAAAAACGCGTAGCAGAGGCTAATAAAAAAGGATCTATGTTCAAGGTACTTGTTAAAAACTTCAATTATTGGTTACAAGCAAGTACAGAATCTTACTTAGATTTCAATGATTGGAAAAAGAATGAAACAGATTTTGATATACATGGCTCTAAAACATATATTGGTTTAGACTTGTCGCGTGCTGATGATTTAACCGCAGTGTCGTTCATTCATCTTAATGAAGATAGTCAGCAATATTATGTGACAAGTCATTCGTTTGTGGCTACTAAAGGTGGACTGGATGGAAAAATTGATAGGGACTTTATCGATTATAGACAACTTGCAGAAAGCGGTTATTGTACGATTACCGATTTACAAAGTGGAATTATCAATACAGACCAAGTTTTGAATTACATTGAAGATTACATCAATCAATACAACCTAGACGTACAAGCGATATGTTATGACCCATATTCAATACATGGCGTTATTGCTGAAATCGAACGTAGAGATTGGCCATATGATTTATTAGAAATCAGACAAGGGCCACAAACGTTATCTAATCCGATACTAGATTTTAGATTGAAAGTGATTAACGGAGACATCAAACATCATAAAAACCCGTTGTTAGATATCGCAATTAAAAACGCAGTGGCTAAAGATACTAACGACTCTTTAATGATTGAAAAGAAAATGAACAGAGAAAAGATTGATCCATTAATGAGTTCAATATTCGCTTACGTGATAGCGAGCGAACATGAATGGAACACAGAAACTTTAATGCCGCTATTTTTATAAGGGAGGTGCAGCGATGAAAAAATTCTTATATGCGCTTGTAGTCATACTGTTATTCGTTGTGGGGTTAATAGGGCTATTCTACGGCTTGTTTATTACTTTGGCAACCTTTAAGCTTATATCATTGGCGGATTGTTGCTCATTGGTCTCTCAGGCGTTTTAAATCAAGCGTACGACAATACCTCGATTAATAGGAAAGGGGGTGACAGTTAATGCCTTTACTTGATTTAGGATTTACAAGCAAACAAGAAAAGATGAACAGAGATTTAGAACGATTATTGTATTGGCAAGAACATGGCACACATGCAAGCTATGTTGGTATAAACGCGCTACGTAACAGTGATGTATTCACTGCTACACGTATTATATCTGCAGACATTGTAAGCACCAAGTTGAAAGTTAAAGGTCACGAAACAAATACAGTGATGGACCAAATACTGGATCTATTTAATAACAATCCGTATTCGGACTTACCGGGTTGGCACTTTAAGTTTATAATCATTGCCAACATGTTACTCAACGGGCAATCTTTTGTTGAAATCATAAGAGATAAAAACGATTTCCCCGTAGGCTTCTATTTCTTACATAATGATTTAGTAGGAGTTGAGGAAAAAGACGGCGAAATTATTTACAACGTAAGTGAAGATGTGGAAGGTAATGCCGTTAAGATAACAAGTGATGATATATTACATTTCAGATATATCACGTTAGATGGTTATGTAGGGTACAGTCCGTTGTATGCACTAGCACATGAGATTGGTATTTCTCAAGGTTCTAAGAGCTTCCTGCGTAACTTCTTTGATAATGGTGGGACTTCGACATCAGTATTGAAGTATAGAAAAGGGCAAATCAATGCTGAACAATTAAGAGATTTGAAAAAGAATTTCTCAGAAAGTCAATTAAAAAACAATGGTGGTTTAGTTGCTATCGACGACACAATGGAATTCAGCAGGTTGCAAATTCCTACCGAAGTATTGAACTTCTTAAATAGTTATAAGTTCAGTACATCTCAAGTTGCTAAAGCGTTCGGTTTGCCGGTATCTAAACTAGGTATTGAAACAGTCAATACATCTATCACACAAGCAAACTTAGAGTATTTGCAAAGTACATTAGATCCAATATTTAAAATGATGATTGCAGAACTCGAAACAAAAATATTTAAGTTTATTGATTCGGGTTACGACTTAGAGTTTGATTCATCACGTCTCATCGACATTGATCCAGAGCTACAATTACAACGTATTACCGAATTGCACGGTAAAGGAATTATTTCAACAGACGAAGCAAGAAGTGTATTTGGTTATCAACCTATTGAACATGGTGAACAACCATTGGTTGACCTTAATAGAGCGCCACTTAACACTTTAGAAAATTATCAAAAATCGAAAATTGACAAAGAAGTCGAAAAGAACTCCATTAAAGGGGGTGATGAGTATGACGAACAGTAACGTTGACACTGGACAACAAGACATGGTTGTCGAAGGTTACGCCATTATCTTTAATTCAATGAGTGATGATTTGGGTGGGTTCAGAGAAATAGTATCGCCTAACGCCTTAGACGGTGTAGATGTATCAGACGTGAAGTGTTTAATTAATCACGACTTCAGTTATGTTATAGGTCGAACACAAGCAGGAACGCTTGAGTTACAAGTGGACGAAAAGGGATTGTACTTTAAATGCCATTTACCTAACACATCGTACGCCAGAGATATTTACGAAAATATTAAAGCAGGCAATGTGAACCAGTGTAGTTTCTTCTACACATTACCACCTAATGATTCAACAGCTCGCACATGGCAAAACATTGATAATGAGTACGTTCAAACCATAAATAAAATCGATGAACTTATTGAAGTCAGCATTGTTACAGTGCCAGCCTACAAAGATACATCGGTTGAAGTCGGTCAACGTGCAAGAGATTTGAAAAAATTTAAACAGTTGGAACAAATGAAAATAGCATTGGATTTAGAAAGCCTACGTTTTGAAACGTAAGGCTATTTTTTATACCCAAATTTAATAAGGAGGCTTATACATGGCTAATTTAGATGAGCGCAAAAAAGAAATCGCTAATCTGATTTCTAAAGCGCAAGAAGCAGTCGAAAAAGGCGACCTCGAAACTGCTCGTAATTTAAAAGCTGATATTGATGCTCAAAAGAAAGAGTACGAAGAACTCGAACAACTTTCAAAAGAAATTGAAGCATCAGCACCTAAGTTAGAAGAAACACCACCCAAAGACGAGGGTGCAGAAGTCGAAGATAACAAAGGTGATGACACTGGTGAAGGGTCAGAAAGTAAACCATCTGACGACAAAGAGGAGAAACCGTCTGACGAAGAAAAACCTGATGATAAACCCGAACCAGATGACCCACCTAAATCTGAAGAAAAACCAGAAGCATCTGCTATTGAAAAGGTGGAGGAACCTACGGAAGAAGAATTAGAAAAAGAAAAAGACAAAAAGAAAAAAGAAGGAGCGAAACGTTCTATGGCGAAATTAAATCAAAACCCAGAGACAAACGAAGAAGTATTAGCATTTGAACAGTACATGAAATCAAAAGGGGCTAAACGTGACAACGTTAAATCAGATGACGTTGGCGTAACAATCCCAGAGGATATTAAATATATTCCTGAAAAAGAAGTAAAAACAGTACAAGATTTATCAGAGTTGGTAGAAAAAACATCAGTATCAACTGCAAGTGGTAAATACCCAATCTTGAAACGTGCTAACGCTAAATTCAACACTGTTGCTGAATTAGAGAAAAACCCTGAGTTAGCTCGTCCGGAATTCGAAACGATAAATTGGGAAGTTGAAACATATCGTGGTGCAATTCCAATCTCACAAGAAGCATTAGACGATTCAGTTGCTAACTTAACTGCTATTGTTTCTGAAAATATCAATGAACAAAAAATCAACACATTAAACGAAAAAATCGGCGATGTATTAAAAGCATTCAATCCGACATCTGTTTCTGATGTGGACGACTTAAAATCAATCATCAACGTTAAGTTAGATCCTGATTATGACCGTCAAATTATCTGTACTCAAAGTTTCTACCAAAAACTTGATACATTGAAAGATGGTAACGGACGTTACTTATTACAAGATAGCATTATCAACACTGCTGGTAACACTGTATTAGGTATGAACGTAACAGTTGTACGCGATGACTTATTAGGTGAAAACGGAGATGCA